ACACTCATCAATTAGCTTTCGTGCATGACGAATTGCAATATGAATGCAAACCAGATCAAGCACAGAAAATGATGGAAATATTGGAAAAATCAGCAGTATTGGCTGGAGAATATTACAACTTAAGATGTCCAATAGCAGCAGAGTCAAAAACTGGACTGAATTGGGCAGAAGTACATTAGTTTATGAAATTATTAATAGATGCCGATTACATAGTATATAAATGCTGTGCATCGACAGAAACGGAGATTGATTTTGGTGAAGACCTAATTGTAGTAACTTCTAATTTTACTGAAGCATATAAATGTGTAAAACGTGAATTAGACAAGATACAAAAAGCATTAGGGGAGTTTGATGAGATGATTCTCTTCTTTACAAGCCCTAATAATTTTAGGAAAAAAATTTTGCCCGAATATAAAGGTCATCGACAGAGAAAAAAGCCCTGTGGATTTAAAAGGGTCATAAATAACCTTAAGCTTGAGTACAAAGTAATCATTAAGAATACGTTAGAAGCAGACGATGCTTTAGGTATCTATGCAACCAAGTACACAGGCAACATAATTGTCTCACCTGATAAAGATATGAGACAGATTCCTGGAAAATTATATGACTTTAAAGAGACAGTTGAGATTAGTCCTGAAGAGGGTGCTAAGTGGCATTTAGTACAGACACTCGCTGGCGACAACACAGATGGCTACTCAGGTGTGCCAGGAATTGGAGTTAAACGTGCCGAACAGATCTTCAAACTTAAAGGCTACACATGGAAAGCAGTAGTAGAAACTTTTGAAGAAAAAGACATGACTGAAAAAGATGCATTAGTTAATGCACAACTTGCTCGCATACTTACTACTGACGATTACGACCATGAAAAAAAAGAACCAATCCTCTGGACCCCCAAAACCGATTACCGAATTGACTATGGAGCAAGATTTGAAGCTACGCCAGCTTGAAATCCAACTCGCTAAACCAGAAACAAGAAAGGAAGACATTGCAATAGTAATGATCGCATTACAAGAGCAAGCTTTTGTCTTATCAAATTGCATTAAAAATCTTATAGAAAAATGGCCGAAACCACCAACGACCACGGACCCTCGTACTACAAACGAGGTTCCATTGATGTTTGGGATTTTATTAGAGACCAAAAAGGACTCGGATTCCACCTCGGAAACGTAATTAAATATGTTTGTCGAGCAGGATATAAAGATGACGATATAGAAGATTTAAAAAAAGCTGTCCACTATTTAGAAAATGAAATTGAATACAGAACCAAACATCATAGCTAGGACTGGTCGAGTCCAGCAATGGATTGATAATCCAACATCACGTCTACCCGTATCATGCACGATCTTCGTAGTTGAAGATTCAATGGAGGGACCAAATGGAATCGAAGCAAGCTGGCGTTTTGTTAGCCATGCTCTTCGCTTTGGAGCAGGAGTCGCAGTCCACTTGTCGAAACTTAGACCCGCTGGAACAGAAACAAATAAGGGACCTGATACTCTCGTTGCGTCAGGACCAGTCTCATTCGCAAAAATCTACTCAACATTAAATGAAATACTTAGAAGAGGTGGAACCTATCGCAATGGCGCGTGTGTTCTCCATCTTGATATTGATCACGCCGATATTATTGACTTCGTGCAAGTCCCCAGAGAAGAACTCCCATGGGTTAAACGATGTGTTGACCTCACCGAATCCTCGTGGGCTGAAACAGATACTGGAACAAAGGAAGCAATCCTACGAGGAATTGCAAAAGGAGATATTTGGCTCAACAAAATAAAACAGGATAATGAAGGAAACAGAATATACTCCAACGTCTGTCTTGAAGTTTACTTGCCCTCACGAGGAACGTGTCTCTTACAGCACCTTAATATGTCTGCCTGTCGTATCGGCGACCTACGATCAGGTTTCCGTGAAGGCATGTCCTCGCTGTGTGAGCTTCATGGTAGGACAGGGATTGACGAGTCTGGAGAGTACCTATCACCAAGTATCGACAGGCAAGTTGGCTTCGGACTTTTAGGTCTAGCTAATTTCTTAGCAAATAACAATATTACATATGCCGAGTTTGGTAAGGCTCTTGAAGCAACTAATGATGCTCAACCTTACGAAGGTTACGCGGGATTAGCTGCCCGTGAGCTCTTTCTCGGCATACAAGAAGCAGCTAACATCGCAAGAGAGAACAGCATGGTTAGAGCATTTGCCATAGCTCCAACAGCCAGTTGTTCATATAGAAGTAGAGATCTCCATGGCTACACAGCAACTCCTGAGATCGCACCTCCTATAGCACGTACAGTTGACAGGGATTCAGGTGAGTTTGGGGTAGAACAAGTGCAATATGGCAACGTAGAAATCGCATCCGAAGTTGGATGGGAGAATTATAAATTAGTAGCTGATCAAATAATGATTATGCTAGATAGAACTGGTTTGCTTCATGGCTATAGCTTCAATTCTTGGAGTGATATGGTGACTTACGATGAAGCATTTATCGAAGAGTGGCTGAAAAGTCCACAGACTTCGCTCTATTATTCTTTACAAGTAATGGGCGACACTCAAGATAAGTCTGACGCTTACGCAGCATTAGATCAGTCCGAAGTTGATAATTACTTGGCAGAATTAATGAGCAATAAACCTGAAGAGATTAATTGCGACTGTCAACAATGAACCCCTACGAAAAATTATTAAACAGAAAAAGGAAATGGACACCTGTCCAAACTACTAAAGGAAGAGTTAAATATGGAGCAGAAGAAACCATCTTCAATTGTCTCGCAATACGCAACATGGAATGTCCAGTTGGCGCGTTTGTATCTGATTCACTCTCTGAGATTCCAGAGAAAAGTAGAAAACTTTTGGAATCAAACATAAAAGATGAAGATAACCATGATTTAGCTCTCGGATATATCGCTAACGCACTAGGCGTAGATGATAAAGCCGAAGCCGAGGCATTACGCCTAAGAGATGCATGGATAGCTCATCCAGATCACACAATATTGAAAGCATTAGTAATAGAAAGAGCAATCTTTTTTGTAATACTTCCTTTCTTTAGATTTAATGGTGATGCTGGATTAAGAACAGTCAGTGCAGATATATCTAGGGACGAGCAGATACACGTAGCAACTAATAGTTTGGTATGTGCAGAGCTTGGTCTCAAACCAAGTCCTTCTTTAGACAAGTTAAGGAAGGCAACAATTAACTGGATAATGCAACCGTTAAATCAGATACATGACGATCAATATTTGAGCAAAAAATTTTGGCTCGATGCTAGTGATCGACTTATGTATGAAGGTAAAGCACCAGAATTTCAAGCCACCAAAGCAGCTAGATTTCCTGCTTTCTTTGAACATGCAAACACAAATCTCCCTCAATACTCTTAAGCTTCACAACGAAAGGTTAGACAAGCTGCTAGTAAGACTTGAGGAAAACTTTGGATGGAAACCTATTCATCCTAAAGAAGATGTACAGACAATTATGTACCGTGCTGGTCAAGCCAGCGTTATTGATTATATAAAATCCATTATGGACGAGGAAATTTAATGTGTATTTTTAGCAGACCATCAACTCCACCACCACCACCATTAGCACCATCTCCACCACCACCTCCAGCTCCTCCAGCTCCAACACCACCACCTAAACCTATTGGAACTGAAATGGACCCACAGGTGAAAAGGAAAAAGAGTAAGAAAGATAAAAATCCCTTCGCAAAAGGTACAAGATCTTTACGTATAAGTTTAGATCCTTCAGTAAATACTGGAACTGATACTACAGGAATACCAAATCAATGAATACAGCGCGTGAGAGATATGAAAAACTAAGCGGTGATCGAATACAATTTTTAGACACTGCTGTTAATTGTTCAGAACTCACGTTACCTTATTTAATTGATGACGATTTATCTACAAGACCAAATCATAAAAGACTTGTAACTCCCTGGCAAAGTGTAGGAGCCAAGTGCGTAGTTAGTTTAGCTTCAAAGTTAATGCTTGCCTTGCTTCCTCCGCAAACCACATTTTTTAAATTACAAGTTAGAGATGACAAAATAGGTGAAGAACTACCACCTGAAATTAGAAGTGAACTAGACCTTTCATTCTCCAAGATGGAAAGAATGATAATGGATTACATTGCTGCGTCTAGTGATCGTGTTGTGGTGCATCAAGCACTTAAGCATCTAATTGTTGGTGGTAATGCTCTTCTATTTATGAGTAAGGATGGTCTTAAAAACTATCCTCTTAATAGATTTGTCGTTAACAGAGATGGTAACGGAAATGTAATTGAAATAATTACTAAAGAACTAATTAGCAAAAAGGTATTAGGTATAGAGTTGCCTGAACCTAATCCATCTACAGTGGTAGATGATAGTAAAAGCTCAGGATCTGACGATGTAGAGGTGTATACCCATGTCCGACTAGACACTAAAAGTGGACGCTGGATCTGGCATCAAGAAGTAGACGATAAGATACTTCCTAATAGCCGTAGCACAGCACCAAAGAATGCTAGTCCGTGGTTAGTCCTACGATTCAATACAGTTGATGGTGAAGATTATGGTAGAGGTAGAGTAGAAGAATTTCTTGGCG